CTGACTCCAGAGAGAATATTAAATATAGCATAGAGAGGTGCAACAACGAAAGAGAGGTAACATATGAGATTTAAGAACGACAACGACAACAGATACAGAGTTAATTTTATGAGAGCTACAGAGGCGCTCATAGACAAAATGACAGTAGCCGAGTTTATAGAGTACTTGGAAAATAACGCGGAGCTCGAGGATGAAAGCACCCACATATATATAGACGGCAAAACAATATGGTGCAAAGACTACGTTTTAAAAGAAACATACAAATTACGTAAAGAGTTTTTAGTATCAGAGGACGGCAGCAGGCTTTTTTATGCGATATCAGTTACAAAGAGAGCAGAGCTCGTAGACGACAGCACAGAGGCAGCAGCCGACAACACAGAGGCTATAAGCTGGGAGCAGCAGTCGAAAGCAGTAACGCTTACCAACGAGTTATGTAGTACGCTGCAGTGCTATATCTTAATGACTACGAACTACAGAAAGGGCGAGATTGAGGCGTGGGAAAAGCTGGCACAGGAAACGGACGAGAACGGCGCACCTAAGTTTAAGAACGCAGCCAGCAACGCCCAGTTCTGGCGAGATATGGAGATACAGTTACAGCAGATATATACAGCAGCAGACTAACGAAAGAGAGGCAACATATGGAAAACATAGACTTTAAGGCCCTTTTTAATAAACCGGAGCCGGACTCAATAGAGCAACAAAAAGCCCACCCGCCGTGTGTATACCATTGTGGCATACAGCAGCTAGAGCCATACAGACAGCAGGAGAGAAAACCATACACACACGAAGAGTTGCAAGAGCTGTATAACGCAAAGATAGAAGCACGTACGTTACAATGGGGCGCAGATCACTACTACACAAGACTTTGTGGGCTTGTAACAGAGATTAACTTAAAGAACTTCGACGAGGGCAAAGTAGTAGAGGTATACAGAGAGCAGTACGCAGAGGACGGCGAGCAATACGAAAAGTACTACTACAGCGACGGCACGAGCGTAAAGTACTGGTTAGGCTTTAACGACTAGGGGGCAAGCATGGCAAATATGGTAAAAGACAAAGACGGCGTAGTTAAATACTGGGTACGTGCGCACGAGATTACTTGCAACTACACAGAATACGAGCACGACGTAGAGTACGACAGATATTACATGCTGCGCGAAAGCAGAGAGTATAAAAAGCACGGCAAGGCAGTACGGCAGCGTATTACTAAAAAAGAGTACTTAGCGGTAAAGAAGATAACAGAGAAATTCATAGCACTACACAGCAAAGCGGGCGAGGAATAACAGCGTATGTATATGACACAAAACGAGATAGCAGACAGATACATAAGGCGTGGCACAAGTATTACTATACTGGCCGAGCTAAATGCCGTAAGTGTAGACCGGATTAGAGAAATACTTACAGACGCAGGCGTAGAGCTGCCAGAAGTAAAGAAAATAAAGCAGCAGCGTATAGAGTGCTGCTACGACGCGCTGGACGATATAGAGCAGCGCATAAAGGAATATACGCAGGAACACAAAGCAAAGGATCATAAGCAGGAAGTATTAGAGCTGGAATACACAGCGGTAGTAGAACTTATGCAGCGCTTATCAGACGAAAGTTTAAGGACAAAGAAGAAAGAGAGGTAAAACAGTATGCAGCAGACATTAGAGAGAACGGAAGAGCAGCAGAGCTTAGAAAATTTCAGCGAGCTTATGCAGGAAGTAGCAAAATTGCCAGAGGATAAGCGCAATATAGTTGCGGTTTATTCGCAGGGCGTACTTGCTATGGCACAGGCACAGCAGAATACAGCGAGGTAACAGGATATGCAGGCAGTAAAGATTAAACCAGCAGAGGCAGCCGCTATTATGGGATGCAGCCCGCAGTTTGTCCGCATAGGGATGCAGCAAGGGAAGTTAGACATAGGCGATGCTATTAAAATGTCGTCAATATGGACGTATAACATAAGCGCGGCTGCACTTGCTAGGCGGCAGGGCGTAACAGTAGAAGAGCTAGAGAAAGAAATAAAGGAATTGCGGGAATGAACAAGAGACAGAGAAAGAAGAAAGACGCAAAAGGCTTAACACTTATATTTAGCTGCAAAATGGTATGCAAGCAAGAAACCTACGCGGATTTAAAGCGAATGATACAGGCACAGCTAAACAAGGGCAACGTAATAGTATTACCGCCGTATCTGCGCTTAGAGGGAATAGCAGGCGGCAGCAGGGCTAAAAAAATAAAGATAATGAAAGAGAGATAAGAAAAATGCAGCAAGTAACACTAAGCGCGTTTGTAGCAATTATAAGCTCGTCGGAACGCGTAAGGGTGATAAAAGACGGCGCCGTAGTGTTTACAGACTGGGGCTATTACATCAAAGAGCACTACAAAGAAAGAGGATTTACAGGCGACGAGATAGTAACGGACTTTAGGGCGCACTTGGATGTAGCACACAAAGACTGGCGCAAGCTGGGACTTATGCCACCGCTCGACCAAGAGAGCACGCCGCAGTACATAGCGGACGACATGCGCTTAGATATGTATTACGACATTTACATATAAACGCCTCTAGCTTAAAGGCAAAGCAGCAGCCGCAGGGCTGTATATGCAACTTTCGAGGGTTGCGGGGCGTATCGTCCGACGAAACGGACATAAAAATAGAAGAAAGGAGAGCGGAAACGTGGAGACAGACAACACAGTAGCACTACAGGGCATATTAAAGGAACTGCACAAGGTAGATAACATTAACACGCTGCCATTTAACGGCTACGAGCTTACAGTCATTACCGAACGACGCAGCGGAGCACTTGACGAGACCATAGTGTACTCGCAGGGCGATAATGTAGACAGTATCGAAGTAAATACGCCAGTTATGGTACTTGGCAGCCTACAGGCTTACAAGAACTTTATAACAGGGAAAGTACTTGTATACGTGCTGGCAGAGACAGTGCAGCAGATCGCGGGCGAGCATTGGAACTATGAAAACGAGGTGCAGCTAAGCGGAGCACTCGGCAGCGGCATTACATACAGAGAGACGCCGCTAGGCAAACACATAAGCGACATAAGCATACTTGTAGAAAACAGGCTAAAAGACTTACACGGCTGCTATATCCCGTGTATCGCTTGGAACGATACCGCAGCTATGGTTAAGGAATGGCACGAGGGCGAGCACGTAACCTTAAAAGGAAAGCTGCAGAGCAGAGCCTACACTAAACGCATAAGCGAGCAACAGGAAGAGCAGCGGACAGCGTACGAGGTATCAATATATGCAATAGGAAAGGCGTAAACATGCAGACTAGGACAATAACAGGCATACACGACACTTGCTTTACGGACAAAAGTAAATGTAGCCCAGAGTGCAAGTATAAGAATACGTGCATATACAGCACCCACAAAGAAAGGAAAGTGGAAAAATGCAGATAAAAAAGACAATATTAACAGAGAGCGTTACGCTCGAAGAGCTTAGAAAGTTTATAAGAGAGGGACGAGCTGCGGAAGTATTGACAGCAGGCGACCAGATCTATATTGATTTTGACGGCGCAGCAGTACCATACGACGTAATAGGCATAGACGTAGACGCACCAGCAGCCAAAGAGCTTAAGCATACAGTTACTATACAGGCGCATGAACTTATAGAGGAACACCCGTTTGATACAAAGGGACGTTACGGCTCTAACGACTGGGAAACAAGCGAGCTTAGAGAGTATCTTAACAGCGAAGCATACGCGGCACGCTACGCAGAGCTGGCCGAGTATGCAATACCAGTTACTAAAATGAACACAAACGGCAGAAAGACAGTGGATACGTTTTTCTTGTTATCTGTAGACGAGTACAACGCTAAAAGCACACCATACGAGTATTACAAAGACAAGCCATACAGAGCAGCCAAGCACGCAAAGGACGACTTTAACGACTGGCATAGAACCCGTAGCGCTTATCGCGGCTACTCGTACGGTGCGTGGTGCGTGCACTCGAGCGGCAGCGTCCACGGCGGCAGCGCGCACTACTCTATGCGCTGCGCGCCCGCTTGTGCAATAGGATAAATATAAATAATACGCCCTGTACGCTTACAGGGCGCTATATAAAAAGACATAATAAAAAGCGCCTACGATACTGCAATATCATAGGCACTAAGCTATAGCCGAAGCGTATAGCATTACTACGTTTATATTATACGTTGCATACGGCAAAAAGGCAAGGGGAATAACGGGCGGCGGCCCGTAAAAACACTTGATAAAAGTATTAGCTTACCGACAGAGATACACAAAAATATATATACGTGAGGTAAAGATATATGCCGTATGTTAAGAGGACTACCAGGGCAGGCAAGACGATAGAAGTAGAATATTTCTATACGTTCAGACTAAACAAAAAAGGCGCAAAGAGAAAAGACAAAGTAAAGCCTACACCAGAGGCACAAAAAAGAGTAAATACTAAACAGGCAGAGAGAAAGTTAAGGCTCTTAATGAACGCTAACTTTGCTTATGGGGATTACCACTTGGTATTAGATTACATAAGGCATAAGGGAGAGCCAGACAGAACACGCGAGGAAATGAAAAAAGATATACAAGTATTTTTACGTGAGTGTAGAAAACTGTATAAAAAAGCTGGGTTAGAGTTTAAATACATACACGTTATGGAGATAGGCAAGAAAGGCGCAAGACACCACCACTTAGTAGTAAACCACATAGATACAAACCTGTTGCAGCAGGCATGGTATAAAGCGTACGAGGGACACAACCGAGTTAAAGTATTTCCGCTAGACGACAGCGGACAATACGGGAATCTAGCAGCGTATTTTATCAAATACACAGATAGACACATGCAGGACGCACCAGAGCAGAGACTACAGGGCAAGCGCTGGGCGGCAAGTAAGAACTTAGTACACCCAGAGCCAGAGTACGAGTACGTGACTGCTCGCTCGTGGTATCGCTGCGAGGCAAAAGCACCAGCAGGCTATTACGTGGAAAAAGGCAGCGAAGAAAAGGGCACAGTAAGCCCCGAGTATTACGGCTACGGCTATTACCGATATAGGCTAATACAGCTAGAATAAAGCAAGAAAGGCGATTTTATATGCGAAACGTGAGAATTGACAACGAGGCAGGGGCGCAAGAGACACTATTTAACTGGGCGCAGTACCAGTACGCGAGATACCCAGAGCTAGAGCTGCTATACCACATACCAAACGGCGGCAAGCGAGATGCACGTACAGCAGCCAACCTAAAGAGGCAGGGCGTAAAGGCTGGCGTACCAGACTTACACTTACCGGTAGCACGCGGCGGCTACAATGGGCTATACATAGAGCTTAAAGTAGGCAGCAATAAACCAACGCAGCTACAAAAGAAATGGCTAAGCAGCTTAAACGAGCAGAGCTATTTAGCGGTAGTGTGTTACGGCTGGCAGCAGGCAGCGGACCAGTTAATAAACTACCTAGAGCTGGAAACGGCAGCAGGCGGCTTAAAGAGTGCAGACAATGAGACAGCGCAGAGCGGGGTAATGCCTGCGACATAAGAAAGGCGGCAATATGACTAGCAGATACATGCCGCAAATGACAGAGGCAGAGGCATTACAAGTACTTACAGGAACGCGAGACGACTATAACGACTACGCAAGGGCATTAAATATTGCAATACGGGTATTAAGGGAACGCGTAGCCGAGATAGATAAAAAGAGCCAGAACCAACGGAGAGAAAGAGAGGCAAACTATGAAAGTAATAAGCATTATTAACCTTAAGGGCGGCGTAGGAAAAACGTACACGGCATACAACATAGCCTACGAGCTGCAAAAGAGAGGTAAGACAGTATTACTACTGGACAACGACAAACAGGGCAATTTAAGCAAGGCAGCAGGGGCATACAAGGCAGTGGGAAAGTGCGCAGCGGCTAAAGCATTGTTAGGCGAATACAAGAACCCATTAAGAGAGTTAATAACAGAGCACCCACAGTATAACAACGTGGATATAATAACGGCTAATATGTCACTTATGCAGGCAGTATGGACAATGGCAGGCTGCAGCGGCAGCCAGATAGACGCATACGACAAATTAATACATACGCCTATTACCGACTTAGATCTGTCATTCACAGACACAATAAACAACTACTACGACTATATGATTATTGATAACCCGCCAGACATAGCCTTTAACGTAATAGCAGCGCTAAAGATTACAGACGAGGTTATAGTACCCGTAAAAATAGACGAGTGGGCACTAGAGGGCTTGGACATTATAGCGGAGCAGATACAGGACGCTAAGCAGCTTAACCCAGACATAGAACTACTCGGCGCACTTGTGACGATGTATAAAAACAATGATACGAACATAGCGGGGCTGGAATGGCTACAGCAGAAAAGCAAAGTTAAAATACTGGGGCAGATACGCTACACCGACAAGGCAGCAGAAAGCACGTTTTTTAATAAAGCGGCATACGAGTATAGCCCACGCTGCGGCGCAGCGCAGGATTATAAAAAACTGATAACAAAGTATCTGGACGAAAGAGAGGCGTAAAACTATGGCAGCAAATAAGTTTAGCTTTATGGATATATTAAACGCACAGAGCAAAGCAGACACAAAGGTAGCAGCAGTAACAGAGTATACAGAGATATACTTAAACCCGTACGACGTAGAGGAAACAGAAAGCAACTTTTACAGTCAAGAGAGTATAGAAGAGCTGGCAGACGCTATACTTGCCGTAGGACAGCAGCAGCCGACAGTATTAGGCAGAATAGACGGCAAATATAAAATTATAAGCGGCCATAGACGAAACAAGGCTAACAGGCTGCTTATAGACAGAGGCTACGAGCAGTATAAGAGCGTGCGCTATCTTTACAAAGACATAACACCCGCAGGCCTCGAGCTTAGCTTATTAGTCGGCAACGCATTTAATCGTGAACTTACGCCGTACGAAAAGACAGAGCAGGCAGCAAGATTAAAAAAGGCACTTATAAGAGCCAGAGACGAGGACGGCTTAGAAATACAAGGGCGCCTGCGCAGCTTAATAGCCGACGTACTGGGCGAGAGCGCAACAAACGTAGGACGTATGGAGCAGATTAACAACAATCTTACGCCGGAAGCCAAAGAGCAATTTAAGGCGGGTAACTTAGGCATAACTGCAGCATACGAGACAAGCAAGCTAGACGAGGACGAACAAAAGGAGATAGCGCAGCAGGCAGCAGCAGGCGAGGATATAAGAGCAAAAGAGATAGCCGCAAAGGTAGCAGAAAAGAAAGCGGGCGACGATTACAGGACGCCGCACCCAGAAAGTGTTACGAGCCTATGCTATAGCTGCTTGAATTACAGCACTTGCAACGTAAAAACAGGAACGTGCGAAAAGTGCGACGAGTATATTAACAAGGCAGAGGCAGAAAAGACGGACGAGCAGCGCTACGACGAGCAGCAGGCGGCAATAGATAAGCAGACGCAGAAAACGCTACAGACCAGAGACCGCGAGGCAGCATTAGACAGGGTACTACAGCCAAAAGAGCAGAAAGTACATGAGCTTAAGCTAGCTGCTATGTATTTTAAGGACGTAGCGACAGGAAAAAAGAGCTTTGAACTACGAAAGAACGACAGAGGCTTTAAGACCGGCGACGCATTACGCCTTAACGAGTATGCCGACGGCAAAGAGACAGGCAGGTACATAGAGGCAGACATAGTATATATGCTGGAAGATCACAGCGGCTTACAAGAGGATTACTGCATACTCGGCATAAAGGTTACTAAGGTGCCCGAAACGGACACACAAATAGACGGGCAGACAGATATAAAAGGCTTTTTAAGCGAAAGTGAGGCGTAATACATGAATTACAGACAATGGAAAAAGAATTATAAAAAGCGGCACGGGCATAACCCGCCGTTTGAAGCCGATAAGCGGCAGCAGGCAAAGGCACTTAAAAAGGCTATGAGAAATACAAGCGTAACTACAAACGACATAACGGCAGCAATACAAAATATGGGCGACACAATAGCAAGGGCTATTGCGGAGATATACAGAGGCTTAAGTAACGGGTTTAGAGCGGCAGCAGACGCGGCGCAAAGCATAGCAGAGCGAATAGAAAGGGGCAACGAATGACGGCAATAGAAATATTTAAAACAATAGCGCTTGTGGCGGGCATATCAATAGCGCCGTTCATAATCGCGACAGCGGTATGCATATTAGCGGTTGTGGTGGGATTTATTCTAGCCTTTCCACGTTTCCTGTTTACAATCGAGGTAGACGACAACGGCGGCGTACGCGAGTGTATCGGCTGCCATTCTTACGGCAACATAGAGTATTGCGAAAATTGTAAGATCCACAAGAAAGCACAAAAGATTATAGCAAAGCGGAAACGACGAGAAGAAAAGGAACTAGCGGACAGACAAAAGCGACAGGCAGAGGACGAGGAACAAATAAAATACTTACAGGAATACAACAGAAAGAAAAGAGAGGGCAAAAAGTGAACAACGTAACATTAAGCGGAAGATTGACAAAAGAGCCAGACGTACGCTACGGCGGCGAAAATAACAGCGTAGCAATAGCGCGCTTCACGCTGGCGGTAGACGATTACAAAAGCACGGATTTTATTAATATACGCGCACTTGGCAAAACGGCAGAATGGGTAGAGAAATGGCTACAGAAAGGCAACAAAGTAGAGCTAGTTGGAAAAATTAAAACAGGGCACTACACAGGCAGGGACGGCAAAGAAATTTACTACACCGAAGTATTGGCAAATAGCGTAAGTTTTGGAGAGACAAAAACAGAGGCGCAGCAGAGACAGCAGGCAGCAGGCAGCAGACCGCAGCCAGCACCAAACGACGGCGGCTTTATGGACATACCAGACAGCTACGACAACGAGATCCCATTTAATTAAAAACAACGTGGCAGCAGAAAGTGAGGAGTAATTAAAAGTGAGCGAAATAAGGCTAAACGAGGACGAACTAGAGCAGATGATAACAACGGCCGCAAAAAAAGGCGTAGAGGTATACAAACGAGAAGAACGGAAGAAACACAAAGCGGATAAATACCACGACACATTTAGCCTTATGAGGTGCTACAGAGACGCAGTTTTTCACAGGGACAACGCAGTGAGCGAAGCTGCGCAGCTACAGCAGCAGGGAGAATTAACAGAAGAGCAGCAGGCAACATACTTGCGCAGCATACGCCGCACGCGCTTCAAAACCATACTAATGCTGGACCACATAGACAAGGCGGTAGAAGAGATAGAAAGACGCAGGCAGCAGCAGGGGCGAGAGGTAGAATACAAAGCATTTGAGCTATACTTTATGCAGGGCTTAGACTATGCGGACATAGCCGAAGAATTGAACACAGGAAAGAACACGCCGCGCCGCTGGATAAGCGGGATAATAAACGAGCTAAGCGTACTACTCTGGGGAATAGACGAGGACTCTATAGCACAGTAGTAAAAGCGTGGTAAAAAGCTGGGGTTTACGTGGGGTATTGCCTGCGGTAAAATGATAGCGTGAGAAAGAGCGGAAAGCTAAGCTACTTAAGCAGCATTAGTTAGCCGCTCTTTTTTATTGCATTTTTCTAGCCTCCTAGCCTAGCGTATGAAACCTAGGACGCTAGGCAAAACAAAGAGAGGCGGGCTATGAAAGAATGGGCTAAAGAGTTCTACCACAGCAAGGACTGGATAGACACACGGCGGGCTTATCTTATATCGCAGCATTACTTATGTGAGCGCTGCGGCGAGCCTGCAAAGGTAGTACACCATAAGCACTACTTAACCAAACGAAACATAAACAACGCAGACATAGCGCTTAACTGGGATAACCTCGAGGCGTTATGCCAAGACTGCCACAACAAGGAACACCACGCGGCAGCAGATACACGCCGCTACAAATTCGACGCAGACGGCAACGTAATACAGACGTAGCCGCGAGCATATCCCCCCTATTCAAAAATTTTGAATAGCCCAGCGGAGACCGAGGGGTGGAGTCTAAAAAAACTCTACAGGGGCGCGCGTACGTGGTGTAGGGGGTGTGGTGTGCGAGAAGTGAGGCGAAGATATGGCAGGAAAGAAAGAGTACACGAAAGACGAGAAAATTAAGAAAGAAAAAACCAGACTTAAAGGCATTTTTAAGAACCTCGACGAAAACAAAAAGAAACTTGTTACGCCGCTTATCGAAAAGGCTGCTTTTATGTCTGTCGAGCTCGATATATTGCAGGATAGCATACAGAAAAACGGCTGGACGGCGGAGTATCAGAACGGCGCGAACCAGTGGGGCGAAAAGCGCAGCGCAGAGGCAGACACCTATATAGCGCTAAGTAAGAACTATACGGCAGTTATAAAGCAATTAACAGAGCTTGTACCAGCAGCAGAACGCAAGAAAAGCAAGCTAGCCCTGCTGCGTGAGGAATAGCCACAGAGTGCCATATAAAAATTACATTTACGAGTATTACGCAAAGATTACAAGCGGCGAAATCGTAGCGGGTAAATGGATAAAACAAATTTACAAAATACTTGTAGACGGGTTGGAAAAACAAGAGTTTTTTTACAATGCAAAAAAGGCAAATAAGGCAATAAAGTTTATCGAAAATTTTTGTCACCACAGCAAAGGCCGCAGCGATCTATTAAAGCTGGAATTATGGCAAAAAGCTATAGTATGCGCCATGTTTGGTATTGTAGACGACCAAAATATAAGAATTTTTCGCGAAATTTTTATAGTTATTGGACGAAAAAACGGCAAAAGTTTATTTGCAAGCGCCATTATTGCATATATGGCGTACCTCGAGCCGGAGTACGGGCAAGAGATTTATTGTTTAGCACCGAAGTTAGACCAAGCGGCGCTCGTTTACGACGCTTTTTACAAAATGGTAGAAGCAGAGGACGAGTTAAAAGAGCTTGCTAAAAAGAGGCGCAGCGATATTTACCTAGAAGAGACTAACACGACTATTAAGCCTATTGCATTTAACGCAAAGAAAAGTGACGGCTTTAACCCGCAGCTAGTTATATGCGACGAAATGGCAGCGTGGAGCGGCGACGGCGGCTTAAAACAATATGAGGTTATGAAGTCGGCGCTGGGTGCAAGGCGGCAGCCTATGATACTTAGTATATCTACAGCAGGCTATATTAACGACAGTATCTACGACGAGTTAATGAAACGATCCACCAGCTTTTTAAAGGGCAGCAGTAAAGAGCGCAGGCTATTGCCATTTTTATACATCATAGACGACGTAGAGAAATGGAACGATATAACAGAACTAAAGAAAGCTAACCCGAATATGGGCGTAAGCGTACAAGAGGGCTTCTTTAAAGACGAAATAGCAGTAGCAGAGGGTAGCTTAAGCAAAAAAGCAGAGTTTCTTACAAAATACTGCAATATTAAGCAAAATAGTAGCGTTGCGTGGCTGGAATACACACTTGTAGACAAAGCAAGCGAAGAAAGCACGCTAGAGGACTTTAGAGACTGCTACGCAGTGGGCGGCATTGATCTAAGCCAGACAACAGACTTAACAGCCGCAAGTATCGTAGTCGAAAAAGACGGAACGCTACACGCGTTTACACAATTCTTTATGCCGCGTAACAGACTCGAAAGCCTACAGGCAACGGACGGCGTACCTTATGACGTATTTGTAAAAAAAGGCGTACTTACGCTATCCGGCGACAACTACGTAGACTACAAAGACGTATTTAACTGGTATGTAGAGCTGCTTAACACATACGGCATACGAGTATTACAGATAGGCTACGACAGATACAGCGCCCAGTACTTAATTGATGACCTTAAGGCGTACGGCTTCCACACCGACGACGTATACCAGGGCGAGAACTTAACGCCAGTTATACGAGAGTTTGAGGGAATTATTAAAGACGGCAACTTTAAGATTGCAAGCAATAACTTACTTAAGTCCCACTTCTTAAACGTGGCGCTTAAGCAGAATTTAGAAACAAGAAAATTTAGACCTATAAAGATAGAACAGCGCGCACATATAGACGGCTTTGTAAGCGTAATAGACGCTATGACAGTACGCCAGAAATACAACGCGGAGCTGGGCGAGCTGCTTAAAAACGCAGCATAGAAAGGAGTGAGAAAAACGGGGCTTTTTGATTACCTTTTTAAAGGACGAAAAAACAAAGAAATAATAGGCGAATACTTTAAGCTACTTAACGGCTATAGTCCTGTATTCTCTACCTACGACGGCGGCGTATATGAAATGGATTTAACCCGCACGGCAATTAATAGCTTTGCTACGCATTGTAGCAAGCTAAAGCCAGAGGTAGAGGGCAGCGCACTTAAAAACCTAGAGCATACATTACAGTTTAAACCCAACGCGTTTATGGATACGACAAAGTTTATAGCACGAGTGGCGACCATATTAGAGTGCGAGCACACAGCCTTTATTATACCGATAGAGGACCGATACGGACAGCTTGCGGGCTGGTACCCACTACTGCCGCAGAATTGCGAAATAATAGAATATCAAAAGCAAGTTTTTTTGCGCTATACGTTTGGAAACGGGGAGCGCGCGGCTATTGAGTTTGAGCGCGTCGGAATATTGACGACGCACCAATATAAAGACGACATTTTCGGCGAAGATAACAAGACAATGAAACCAACTATGCAGCTCATACAGACGAGCAACGAGGGTATTATTAACGCCGTAAAGAACTCGGCAAATATACGCTTTCTGGCAAAAGTGGCAAATATGCTTAAGCCAGAGGATATTAAAAAAGAGCGCGACAGATTTACGCAGGACAACTTAAGCAGCGACAACCAAAGCGGAATGATTATATACGATAACAAGTTTAGCGACGTTAAGCCAGTAGAAAGCAAACCATATACGCCGAACGCGCTGCAGATGCAGCAGATCCAAGAAAATGTATGTACGCATTTTGGCACTAATATGGACATATTGCAAAACAAATTCAATGAGGACACTTGGAACGCTTACTATGAGGGGAAAATAGAGCCATTCGCTATACAGTTATCGCTTGTAATGTCAAATATGTCACTTACACCACAAAAACTTGCACGCGGCAACGCTATTACATTTAGCGCAAACAGACTACAGTACGCCAGCAATAACACAAAGCTACAGGTAAGTACGCAGCTATTCGACAGAGGCTTACTTAATCGTAACGGGGTTATGGACATATGGAACATGGCGCACGTCGACGACGGCGACAAGTACTACATACGAAAAGAATACACAGAGGTTAGCGAACTGGACAAACACAACAAAGAACCGCAGCCAGTAATTATAACGCAGCAGTCGCAGCAAACAGAGCCGACAGCAGGACAAGGGCCAGAGCCACAGCCGCAGCAAACAGGCGACGGGCAGCAGACAGGCGAGAAAGGAGAAGAGTAAGTATATGCCAGTAGTAAAAGACAGAGAATACAGAAACGTAGCGGCGCCTTTATCGGCAGCAGCCGCCGTAAAACAGTTTAACAGTGATTTTTACGTAGAGGGTTATGCTACAACATTCGATACGCCGTACGTGCTCTACGAGTTCGAGGACGGCGACAAATACTACGAAAAAATAGACAGGCATGCACTAGACGGCGCAGACCTAAGCGACGTAATTATGCAATACGACCACACGGGCAGAGTGTACGCCCGTAATAGCAATAATACGCTTAAATTAACAGCAGACACAAAAGGGCTTCTTATTGCAGCCGACCTTAGCAAAACAGAATTAGCAAGGGGACTGTATGAGGATATTAGCGCGGGAATGATAACAAAAATGTCTTGGGCGTTTACAGTCGCAGAGGATAGCTACGACAGAGTGACGCATACCCGCACTATTTTAAAAATCAAAAAGGTGTACGACGTTAGCGCGGTAAGCGCACCAGCCAACGACGGGACCAGTATAGCGGCACGCAGCTACGCAAGCGGGAGACGCGAAGCAGAGCAGCGGGAGACGTTAGAAAAGCGCGCAGCTATGTTAAGAATTTTAGCAACAATTTAAAACAAAGAAAGGAACAAAGACAATGAGACTAAAAGAGATCGAATTAAGACTTGCAGCTATCAAGAAAGATGTAGAGGAAAGAGACGCACAGCTCACAGCCGAAGAGCTGGCAAACTACGAGAAAGAAGTAAAAGACCTGCAGGAAGAAAGAGCGGCAATCATCCAGCAGCAGGAGCAGCGCACAAGTTTACTTGCAGCTATCGCAGCAGGAGAAGTAACGGACGTAAACGGAAACCCAACAGCGCCTACAGTACTTAGAAATATCGCACCAGCAGACGGCAGCGGAGCAGAGCAGCGTACAGCAGTAAACAAGTACGAAACAATGGAGTACCGCAAAGCGTTTATGGAGTACGTCACAAGGGGCGTAACAATCCCTAAAGAGTACAGGCAGGACGCAGTAAGCCAGACAACAGACGTAGGCGCAGTCATCCCGACGAACGTATTAAACCAGATCATTACAAAGCTCGAAAGCGTGGGTAATATTCTGGCAAAGGTAACACGTACAGCATACAAGGGCGGCGTAACTATTCCTAAGTCAACAGTTAAGCCGGTTGCAACTTGGACAGCACAGGGAAAGGGCAGCGACAAGCAGAAACAGGACACAAGCGGTACAGTAACATTTGCATATCACAAGCTGCGCTGCGCCGTAGCTGTATCGCTCGAAGTAGATACAATGGCTATTACAGCGTTTGAGAGCCTGTTAATTAATAACATTGTTGAGGCTATGACAAAAGCACTTGAGCAGGCTATTATTAGCGGTACTGGCACAGGACAGCCGAAAGGAATTACAGCAGAAACAGCCGACGAGGGGCAGACGGTGGAAACATCAAAGCCAGCGTACACAGATCTTATTACAGCAGAGGGCAACTTACCGGTTGCTTACGAAAAGGGCGCCGAATGGTGCATGTCTAAAAAGACATATATGAGCTACTACGGCTTAACTGACAGTAACGGGCAGCCTATTGGACGTATTAACTATGGGCTTGCAGGAAAGCCAGAGTATACACTCTTAGGCAGACCAGTAAACGTATGCGATTACTTACCAAGTTTTGCCAACGCAGAGAACAACTCTATTGTAGGCTTTTTGTTTAACTTTAAAGACTATGTGCTTAATACTAATTACGCTATGGGCGTTAAGAAGTATGAGGACAACGACACCGACGATATGGTAACAAAGGGCATTATGTTAGCAGACGGCAAGGTAGTAGACAAAGGCAGCTACGTACCACTTAAGAAAGTACAGGCAGTCTAATTTATAAGCGGGCGGCGTAAAGCTGCCTGCTAAAGAAAGGCGAAACAATGAAAACGCATTTTGATAAAAAGCAGCTCGAGGAAGAGTACAAGGTAGACGAACTTAGAGAGCTTGCTAAAGGTATGGGGTTAAGTCCAGACGGGAAAAAGGCAGAACTTATAGAACGCATCGCGGCAGTAGAGGTAGACGTACCAGACGAGGACGACGAGCAGCAGGCAGCAGCGAACACGCCGACAGTAAACGAGCAGCAGGCAGCAGCGAACACGCCGACAGTAAACGAGCAGCAGGCGGCAGGCGCTAACGTGTCCGAAACGGACACAACAGTAAAGATTACTGTAACAGAGACATACAAAGACTTGCAGCGCGATATTACACAGCACGCGGGCGACACGTTCGAGGTGACAAAAGAACGCGCAGCGCAGCTTATAGAGGCAGGCGTAGCAAAAGCAGCAGAGTAGGGGGCAGCTATGAGGACAGCACTAATAAAAGCAATTAAAGACAGTATGCGTATGTCTACCGCCTCGGCTATTATCGAGGACGATATAAGCGGTTGTATAGAGGCTTGCTTTAAAGACTTGCAGCTTGCAGGCGTGGAAAAGATAGACGAAACCGACGCGCTTATTATTAGAGCTGCACAGCTCTTTACAAAAGCAGACTTCAACTATAACAACCTTGCAGATAAATACAGGCAGAGCTACGACGCTCTTAAGATGTCTTTAGCACTTTCTGGAGAGTACAACGCGAAAGAAAGCGAGGGCTAACAATGTATGGAGAGATAACCTTAAAGACGCAGCTAAACGCGACAGAAACAGAGAGCGTAACTATATGCTGCGAGGTGGACAGCATAACCCAGAGCGAATACGCAACAGCAGGCATTAAGGATATTAAGCCAAGCTATAAATTTACTGTATGGGCGCATGAATACAACGACCAGACAGAGTTAGAGTACAACGGGCAGCGATTAACTATTTACAGGACCTATAAAAAGCCAAACGAGGAAAAGTTAGAGCTATACGCAGAAAAGAGGGCGGGCAAGCGTTGAGTAACGAGAACATAAACACAGCAGGCACAGCTATAGCCGAAGCACTGGCAGAGTACGACCAAGAAATAGCAGACGCAACAAAGCGAATAACCGACGAAGTAGCAAAAGAGGCTGTAGACTCTCTTAAGAAGAGCAGCCCAAAACTTACAGGCAGCTACCGCAAGGGCTGGCGTAAAAAACAATCATATGCAGACAGGAGAACAAAGCGGAATACTGTATATAACGAGACAGACTACCAGCTAACCCACTTGCTGGAATATGGACACGCAAGCAGGAACGGCGGCAGAGTTAGAGCTATACAGCATATAGCACCTGTAGAGCAGGCAGCTATAGAGGCACTGCAGGAAAGGATAGAGGCAGCAGCGAGCAAATGAGATTAGAGACAATTATAGAACGCGCCCGCGCGCTGGGGCTACCCTTGGCAAAGGACGAGTTCAGAGAGACAAAAGAGACACCACTACCCGAGCTGCCGTATCTGGTATACATAACACCGCAGGACAACGTAAGCAAAAGCGACGACGGCGCAGTAGGAGTTAAGGCGATACAGGCGGCTATAGAGCTTTACACAGACAAAACAGCAGACAGCAGCTTAGAAAAAGAGGTAGAGCAAAAGGTATTATACGACGTAGGCTTTAACAAATTTCAAGAGACAATACAAAGCGAAGATATGGTGCAGACGGCATACGAATTTACCATATACGAAAAAATAAGAAAGAGAGGACAGTAACAATATATGGATAGCGAGAGAATAACACTCGGCAGCGGTAAACTTTACTGCATTAAATTTACGGGAGAAATCCCAGACGACGCGACAATAGAGACAGAGGATAACCAGCTTGCACACATTAAAGGCGGTGCGTCGCTCGAGTACACAGCAGAGAGCTATACAGCTAAAGACGACCTAGGTGTAGTGCAGAAAACTAAAGTAACAAAAGAAGAGGCGACGCTTAAGGCGGGGTTACTTACTTGGTGCGCCACAACATTAGAAAAGTTATGCGCAACAGCAAGAGTTACAACGTCAGCAAAAAAGCGTACTGTAAAAATTGGCGGCTTAAAGAACCAGAAAAGCGACAAGTATCTAATTAGATTTTTGCATGAGGACGACGAGGACGGCGATATTAGAGTAACAATCGTCGGAAAGAATGAGGCGGGCTTTAGCTTTACGTTTGCAACAGACGCAGAGACAACATTAGAGCCAACATTTACAGCTTATCCAATGGACAAAGAGGGCACGCTCATTATTTTCGACGAGGAAATAGTACAGAACGTATAAAGATTATAGCGGCTGCACTCGCGCGGCCGCTATAGAAAAGAGGTAAGAACATGGCAAATAAAAGTTTTGATTTTGGAAAATTAAAGCGCAGCTTTTATCCTACAAAGTTAAAGGACGGTAAAACCCTTGTAGTGGAAATGCCTAAAAAGCGTACTTTTGAAAAAATGCAGATTATAAACGACATTGACACAGACGAGGCTAAGAGCGGCGAAGTATACGACGAAATGCTCGAGCTATTAGCGGAAATCTTAAGCAACAACAGAGGTAAAGAGCTTATTACAGCGGAGTACTTAGAGCAGGAAGAGTACGACATAGAGGAAATTATAGCGTACATTAACGACTATGCCGATTTTGTAAACAGTATTAAGAATAACCCAAACTAAAATTGCCGCACTACCCGAACGGGCAGGCAAAGGCGGCAGAGTATACATACACCGCAGACACACGAGCAGAGAAATTAGTTATAGATTACTTAAATATAAGCATATTCGACGTGCAGGAAATGCCGATAGACTTATACCTATACTTCATGCGAGAAAGCTATATATATACGCTTAGCCAAACAGAAAAGGGCAGAAAGTACTTAGAGGACTGCTACAGAATGACGCAGACAAAGCCGGACCGCAAAAAGATACGAGAAAAGATTAAGAGCCAGAAAGGAGCGTAACAAGTGGCAGGCAGTATTAAAGGTATTACAATCGAAATAGGCGGCGACACCACTAAACTATCTAAGGCGCTTTCTGGCGTTAATAGTTCGTGCAGCTCTTTGCAGAAAGAGTTACGCGAAGTAGACAAGCTGCTTAAACTAGATCCGACGAATACGGAATTATTGGCACAAAAACAGAAAGTACTAAAAGAGGCTATAGGAAGTACAAAAGAGAAGTTAGACACCTTAAAAGAGGCAGAAAAACAGGTGCAACAGCAGTTTGAGCGCGGAGAAGTAAGCGAAGAACAATACAGAGGGCTACAAAGAGAGATTGCAAGTACAGAGCAGCGCTTAAAGGACTTAGAGGCGGCGACAAAGCAAAGCAATATATCGCTCGAAAAAATAGGAGAAGTAACCGAAAAAATAGGGGAAAAAACTACAGCCGCAGGCAATAAACTTAAACCATTTAGCACAGCAGCGGCAGCACTCGGCACAGCAAGTATAGTGACCGCTTCAAACTTTGAGGACGCTATGGCGAAAGTGTCCACCATAGCGGACGAAAGCAAAGTGCCTATAGAAGATATGAGCACAGCTATATTAAAACTGTCAGACGATACAGGACAGTCAGCAGCAGATATAGCAGAGTCCGTATATAATGCAATATCGGGCGGCGTAGATACAGCAGACGCAGTAACGTTTGTATCACAGTCGAGTAAATTAGCAAAGGCTGGCTTTACAGATACGGCAAATGCGACAGACATATTAACAACAGCATTAAACGCATACGGCCTAAAGGCAACAGAAACAGAGCATATTAGCGATATGCTTATAACAACGCAGAACCTAGGAAAAACAACTGTAAACGAACTTGCTAGCGCTATGGGTAAAGTAATACCGACAGCGAACGCAAACAACGTACAAATGGATCAGCTTTGCGCAGCTTATGCAGATATGACTGCGAAAGGTATAGCAACAGCAGAAAGTACGACATACTTAAACTCTATGCTTAACGAGCTCGGAAAAGGCGGCACGACTGTAGACGGCGTATTAAGAGAAAAAACGGGTAAATCATTCGCAGAATTAAGCGCAGACGGCAATACACTTTCTGATGTATTAGCGATATTAAAAAGTTATGCAGACGAAAATAACAAGAGCTTTAGCGACCTATGGAGCAGTAGCGAAGCAGGTAAAGCGGCTATGGTACTACTCGGAAATGGAGCAGACGAGTTTAACAGCGTACTTGAACAAATGAATGACAGCACGGGCGCAACGACAGACGCTTTTAACAAGTTGGACACAGACAGCAACAAAGCTAAAATAGCGCTAAACCAGATTAAAAACGCAGTAACAGACTTAGGAACTACAGCACTGGAAATGTTACAGCCAGCATTAACAAATATTTGCAGCAACGTAAAAGAGGCTACAGAGCGCTTTAAAAATATGGACGACAACACCAAGCAAATTATTGTAACAATAATTACGATAGTGGCAGCTCTAGCCCCCGCGTTGCTGATAGTAGGGAAAATATTTACGGCAATATCAACTATGATAGACGTAATTAAAACTCTAAAGATTGCAATAGTAGCAGTAAACGACGTGCTTGTAGCAAACCCTATTATATTAGTCATAGCAGCGATAGCAGCACTAATAGCAATATTTATAACGCTATATAACAAGTGCGAATGGTTTAGGGACGCTGTAAACCAAATTTTTGAGTACGTAAAAGAGTTTATAGGTGGCGCCATTGAGGTAATAAAGGGCGTTATAGGCACTATCTGGGACAAGATACAAGAGATATGGGGATTTATAGAGCCATACTTACAAGCGGCGTTTGCCTTTTTGCAGCAGTTGGGAGCAGATATAGCCCAGATATTTAGCGATTGCTGGGAGATTATTAAAGCAGTCTGGGACTTAGTAGCGCCGTATTTTTCTGCACTATGGGAGAATATAAAAGTTATATTCTCGGTAGTAGGCGAAGTGCTGGGCGGTTTTTTCACGGTAGCATGGGAATATATTAAAGGCGTATGGGACGTAGCGGTACTTTACTTTACGCTCATCTGGGAAAACATTAAAGTAGTATTCTCGGCTGTAGGCGAAGTGCTGGGCTCATTTTTTCGCAACGCGTGGGAGATTATTAAAGCAGTCTGGGACGTCGTAGCGGCTTACTTTGCTGCAGTATGGAACGCGATAAAAACAGTATTTAGCGTCGTAAAAGATGTACTTACGGGAGACTTTAAAGGCGCTTGGGACGGAATTAAAAGCATATTTGCGGGCTTTGCAAATTTCTTTAGTACGTTATGGGGCAGCGTAAAGCGTATCTTTTCGGCTGTCGGTTCGTTCTTTAGAGATACTTTCGGGGCAGCTTGGAACGCAGTAAAAGGCGTATTCTCTAATTTTACATCATTTTTTAGGGGACTATGGAGTTCGATAAAAAACACTTTTACAAATTTAGGTACATCAATCGCAAGTGCAATAAGTGGCAGTATTAAAGCTGGCATTAATGGCGTAATTAGAATTATAGAAAACACCATAAACGGGGCTATAGGGCTTATCAATGGAGCTATCAAGCTCATAAACAAAATACCGGGCGTAAGCATTGGCAAAATAAGCAAATTAAGCCTACCAAGGCTTGCACACGGCGGTATTATCGGAAACGGCGGCGCTATGGTAGCAGAGGCGGGACCGGAGCTCGTGCAAATGGTAAACGGCAAAGCTGTAGTAACGCCACTTACAAATACAGCGAGAAACACAGCTATAGACACCGCAAAAGGCGGCAGACCACAGCAAATTACAAACAAGATCAATGTAAACATAGAGCATTTTGAAAACAACAGAGATACAGACATAAGAGAACTTACAGAGGAAATGCTAGAGACAGCCGAAGAAATGAAAGAGAGGGACGACAGAGTATATGCTTAGTAATTATTACAATGCGGTTAATAGCTTTACATATAACGGCGTTAATTCTCTCGATATGGGACTTTTTATTATAAAGCAGAGCGGCGCGGACAACGCCGCCGAGCCTGTAATAGAAACTATAAACGTACCAGCGCGCGGCAATTTTGTAGTAGACAATCGCATAGACGAACTGGACAACCAGCAATTTAACGACTATGTACGAAAATACGTATGCTGCGTGGATATAGACGCCTTTAAGCTGGATTTAGAGGAACACGCCCGCAGGCTTTACGCTTGGCTCTACGGCAGCGGTATAGAGTATAAAAAACTCTATGACACTTACGACAGAGACTATTACACACTTGCATACGTAAGCAGCGGGGCGAGCGTGTCAGAGCTTGCTAAGCGCTTACTGGGACAAATAGAAATACAATTTAAGTGCAAGGCGTACAAAAGAGCACTAAAGGGAGACGAAACAATAACGATAACAAAAGCAGCCACGATAATAAACCCAGAGGGCTTTACAGCAACGCCATATATGAAAATATACGGCAGCGGTAACGTAACGCTCTATATTAATAATCGCGCGCACGGCTTTAAAAATATAGACGGATATATAGAGGTAGATAGCGAGAATATGAACGCGTACAAGGGCGATACATTACAGAATAATAAAATGCTTGTGGGGGCGTTTCCTAAGCTGGCAGCAGGAGACAATAACATAAGCTGGGCGGGTAATGTAACAAAAATCGAAATAGTACCGCGCTGGTGCAAGCTATGATACCGATTTTATACGCTGCCAGCGAAATAGACTTTACAACAAACGGCATAGGCTTACTTACAGATGCGGTAAGCTGCACAGTAACAGAAGAGAGAAACGGGGCATATGAGTTGACGCTTGTATACCCAGCAAAAGGACACTTAGCGGAATATATAGCAGAGGACGCTATTATTAAAGCAAAGGCAAATGACACGGACGAGCCGCAGCTTTTTAGAATATACAAAAGCGGCAAACAGATAGGCAGTAATACGACGTGGAACGCCGAGCACATAAGCTACGAGCTTACGGGCAACCCTGTAGAGCAGTTTAACGTAAGCGGGGTGAACGCAGAGCAGGCACTTAATAGACTGCTGGCAGCAGCAGTATTTAAACACAAATATACGGCCACAAGCGACATTACAACAGTAAACAGCACGAGTATAGCGGACGTGGTAAGCGTGCGTAAAGCACTCGGCGGCGTAGAGGGCAGTATATTAGATACGTGGGGCGGCGAATATCACTTTAATAACTACAGGATAGAACTATTAAAAGCGAGAGGCGCAGATAACGGCGTAACAATCGAATACGGCAAGAACTTAACCGACGCAAAACAAGAGCGTAACATATCAAATATAGTAACGGCCATATTCCCATACGCGAAGTACACACCAGAGGGCACAGAAAACGAGGTATTCGTAAGTCTGAAAGAAAAGACTCTAGTACACGCAGACGCAGCGAACTACGCATATAAGCGCTGCGAGATAGTGGACTTTAGCAGTGAGTGGGAAAGCGGCACGATTATAACCGAGGATATGTTAAGAGCGAAAGCAGAGGCATACTTAGAAAAAATAAGCACCGAGCCAGATATTAATATTACACTTTCGTACGCGCAGCTCAAAAAAACCAAGGACTATAAAAATATACAGGCTATGGAAAGCGTCAAGCTATGCGATACAGTAACAGTACGCATAGACAAGCTGCAGATAGAAGCGACAGCAAAAATAGTAAAAGCGAAGTACGACAGCTTAAAAGAACGTTACGACACTATGGAAATAGGCAGCGTGCGTACAAACTTAACTAAGCAGCTTACAGCGACGCAGCAGGAAATAACAGAGAGTATAAAAAGAAGCCAGACACGAGCCGAACAAATCAAAAAACAGATAGAGCAGACAATAGTAGACGTTACAGCAGCCATAACAGGAAACAGCGGCGGCTATGTGGTGCTCTACCCAGAGAAAAACCCGCAGGAGATTTATATATTAGATCAGCCAGAACTAAGCAAGGCTAAAAATGTCTGGCGCTGGAACCTTGCAGGGCTGGGACACAGCAACACAGGAGTAAACGGCAAATTTACCACAGCAATAACAGCAGACGGGCAAATAGTAGCGGACTTTATCACAGCGGGCGAGCTCACAGGCTCGATACTTAGAGCGGGCACAGTATACGCAGAGGCGCTAGACGTGGAATACAGGAACACAGTGACAAAGCACGCAGACGACGCCGCAAATAAAGCGTACGAGGACAGCTTAAGTAAGATACAAACGACAGCCGAAGAACTTAAGCTATTATGCAAGAAAATAAGTGAAACGGCTATGCACAATTACGCAGCAGACTTTACGGACGATTTAAGCGCACCATGGTATGCAAGCTCGGCAAACAATGTAGTAGAAAGCAGCACAACGCTTGGAAGATACGCGAAAATAGTAAAAGCAAGCGCAAATTATAACAGCTACATACGCTGCGATACGAAGAAAACGCCCGCAGGTACTTACAGAGTACGTTATAAAGCGGCGACCATAGCAGGGCAGGAAAACACAGCGCGCGTACAATGTAGTTTTAAGACAACAGCAACAACGGCAGCAGGTACACTTAAGTTGTCCGAATGGACAACGTTTGAGCGTGACGTAGAGCTAAGCAGCGACTACGACGGCTATATATACTTTTACGCGACAGTATCGGGTACAACAGTATTAATTAAAGACGTGGAAGTACTGGGACTGCTACGAGATTACGCAGAGGCGCAGCTTACAGTAAACGCAGACAACATTACGGCAGAGGTTAAAAGGGCACAGGACGCAGAAAAAGAGCTAAAAGCGTCCATAAAGGTAAACGCGGAGAAAATCGAAACAAAAGTAACAGCCGACGACGTTAGTTCACAAATAGAGCAAAGCGCAGAGTCCATAAGGTGCCAAGCCAAAAAAATATCATGGAAAAGTGACAATTCTGAAATGACAGAAGAAGGCGAACTAACATGTAATAATATCAATATACAAAATGGAAAAGTTTTTATTAAACAAGAAGGTAACGAGGCGAAATTTGAAATCAGAGACAGCGACCAAAAATGAAATTTTAAATTCCACCACCCCATTTGGTGGTGGAATTTACTCCCG